GGCCAGGGCATGGCCACCTGATCCGCTTCGATAGACCGCACGTCGAGTTGCACCGGCGCATCGATGCGCGGGTTCGTCGCCAGCAAAGCGAAGACCTCGCCCGATTCGCATTGGGCGATCCGCATGGTACGGAGCTTGTGAGCCAGGCCGACGGCCTTGGCCCAGCGAGCGAATTCCTTTTCAATGACGCGATTGGCCTCGGGGTCGTCGGCCATCATCTGAAGCCTCGGCCCCGTGCCGACGACATAGTTGGCCAGGGTCAGGACGATCCCTTTGGCGTAACTGTTGTTGGCGACCTCGTAGCGGGCCCGGCTGCGGAGGATGCGCCGCACGTCCGCGCCGATCGCCGCGTTAGCCGACAGGTGATCGGCGTTGGCCCAGTGCCTGCGGTTCTCGTGCGTCGTCTGCGCGGCGTCGTACTTGCCGCGCACGATGAGAACGCGACCAGGCGCCGGCCCCTTGCCGACCGTCGTCTTCCGCGAACCGAGCTGTCGCAGCCACTCCAGCACGTTTACACCGCTCCGGGTGGGACGACCTTGGTCATCCGCACGCCGAGACCCTTCTTGGCCGCTTCCTTGGACGACAGATACCGATCGGCCTCGATCTGGTCCTTCAGATCGTGCTGCTCGACGCTGACCGAATCAGCCTGGGCGCGCTTGGGCCCCTGTGCGTTCTCGCGGATGTTCTGTTCAAGGTCTTCCGCCATGTTGGCCTCCACTTGCGGGAGCAGGACTCGAACCTGCAACCTCCGGGGCATGAGCCCGACACGCTCCCGTTGCGCCATCCCGCCTCACCGGCCGGGCATTCCGAAAGGCGAGGCCAAACAAAAACGCCGCGCAGGAGTGCAGCCCTGCACGGCGTGTCATCTGTTTGGAACGCAGCCCGCGGGGATCAGCCGCCGACCGCTCGCCTCCGGGAAGACCCGGCCTGGTTGTCTACCTGATACTTACGCAGTTGCCGTGACAACTGCAACACGGTTCCCGGCACTCAATGAAGATTATTACACCGGTAGACGTGCGCCCTTCACGAACGCCGCCACGGGCCGGGAGGTTTCCACGATTTGGAGAAGGGTGCATCGGCAGCCGCGCTGCTCAGAATGGGGACGACGAACTGAGCAATGACCTCGACGACCTCGGCGAAGTCCGCGGGCCGTTGATCTGCATCGATCCGCCTGGCAAATGCGGACCACAGGGCGCGCTTGGCGGCATCTGACGCGAATTCGCGCGAAAGCACCGGCGGAGGTGCCGTTGGAATCGCCGTGCGTCTTCTGTTGAACGTCGCGCGGACGGCCCCCACGAGCACGTCGCCGTCGAAGGACATCGTTCGGCTCAGCACATAGAGGTCGAAGAAGTCCTTCATCCGGCTGTTGGCCATGCCCAGCGCCACCATCGCATCAAGCTTCTCGGCGATCACCGTCTCCGGCGGATAAGCCGCCATCACGGGCGGTGGGAGGTCCAGGAGCGGACCGAAGGTTGCCTCCGCCGGACCGGGCGTGATGACATCGCCAAAGCCCACATCGACCTGAACGGGAATCCGGGCCGACCCAAGGTAGCCGGTCAGCTTAACGCGAATGCCCTGATAGATGTTGTCTTCTCGGATTTCCTCGGCCCGGACTGAGGGTGCGTCGTATCGCATCCCATCCGGTTCGGCGTCGGCGTCGCAGACCTCCTGGAACACGTTCCGCAGGTCATCCACGTTCGGATCGCCAGCGCCCAGCAGGTCCACGTCGATCGTCGGTCGATGCGGCTTGTCCATCCAGATGGCGAACAACACCGCCCCCTTCAGCGTGAAGCGCGAGGCATGGGGCGTGCGGGTGAGACGATACAGGAATCGCTCGATGGCGTAGCGCGTCAGGAGCACATTGAAATCCTCGCCGCTCTGCTTGCAGCGATTCATCAGTCGCTGTTTGACCGACTGGGCGAAGGGGTCGCTCGGATGTCGGGTCATACCAGCGCCTCCAGGTACGGCCGCATGACCCGTTCAACCCGACAGATGCGTGCGTACTTCCAGAGTTCGTCAACGGTCGCCCGCCGGTTTCGCAGGCAGTCGCGCAGCGCTTCCATCGCCACGTCCAGCCCGACCTTGTTGCGATACTTGAAGCAGTCAGCCACGGTCTTGGCCACGTTGTAGATCGCGACCTCCGCGCGGTCGATTCGCCGCCGCTCGACGCCCTCAGTGAACGCCTCGCCGGACGCGCGGAAGAAGCGCATGCTCGGGTATTCGATTCTCGGCATCGCGGCTCGCCGTTCGATCATCATCCAGACCTCGTGGGGGAGCTGCGTTCCGATCTCGTGGACACGCAGTGCCGACAGCAGACAGATGACGCCGTGCGGGACGCGCCGCGCTGCCTCCACCAGGGTCACGTTGGCGGAGTAGTCGCCGCCCGGCAGCCGGTACAGCCCGCGTCCCGACCGTTCGAGAACGCCTGCGGCGCAGAGCCGGCGGAGGTATTCGGGATGGATTCCGTACTCGGCCAGGTCCCGCCCGCGAAGGATGCCCTTCCGGCGGGCCAGGCGGAGGATTTTCTCGGTCGTTGGCGTCCTGTTGGCCATGTGTATAAGTATCGTACATTCTCAACAAAAGTCAAGACTTTTACACAAGCCACCGACGCGCGGATGGTCATAGGGCCTGCTCCGTCGTCGTGATCCGCCGCCCGCAGTGGCGACATTCCCGCCGGCGCACGATCCGCCCACCCCATGATGCCCGCGTGTAGACCACCCAGAAATGCCGACAACCGCACTTGGGGCATACCAGGCCGCGTTGCTCCTCGGGCTTCTCGGCGGGCTTCGGCGGGTTCGCGTTCATCGCTTCGCCCCCTGGAGTTCGGACAGGCGCATGCGGGGCCGCGGGGCGGGCTTGGCGTCGGTGCCGAAGAGGATCGCGCCCTGCATCGACGCGGCGACGGCGCAGCCGACCAGGCAGTCGAGCCAGTGGTTGTCGAGGCCGTCGACGCGGAGCTTCCACTCGTCCACGGTGCGTCCGCGGCCCTCGGTCTTCACGCGGTATTCAGCGGTCAAGTGCTCGGCCAGCAGCCGGTGCTGTTCCGCTCGGCGGCCGAAGAGCGACAGGCAGCCGGGATCGCCCATCGGCACCGCGAGCCGGGAGTGGATGAAGCTCTTCCAGTAGTTCGTGTCGAACAGCGCGTGCCGAAGTGAGCGCTTACCGGTCACGACCGGAATGCGCCAATTCAGCCCGACGCGGTCGCCGCGTTTCCGCTTGTATTCCGCGAACGGAATGCTCGATGCGCCGACGTACCGCCCGTGCGACGGCATCATCACGCCGGCGAACTTCGATTGCCGGCAGAACTGATAGACCACGTCCGACGAGCTGCCCCAGTTGGCATCGATCAGGCAGCGGTCGATCCGCACCATCGCGCCGTCGTCGCGCCGCCACTCGCGACCGAGCTTTGCGTCGGTCAGCCGTTCCAGGCCGGCGTAGATCGCGCCTTCGAGCCCCGCGCGCGTGGCCGCGCTCGCCAGCGTGCGGCGGATGTCGCGCAGCGTGAAGTACTCGGCCTTCTGATCGGGTTCGGTGCCGTAGTCGATGACGAAACCCGTGAAATCGCCCTCCCACGCGGCGATCAGGTAGAACAGCGCCTTGCCCTGCACGTCGATGAACATGGTCAGGTGCGTGCAGCCGATCGGGACCTCGCCTCGCTTCAACCCGTTGACTTTCGCCGCGATCTGGTCGGCGGTGAGGAGATCATCGTCGGCATGTTCCTCGGGGAGCGGCTCGTTCTGATACTCCGCCCAAAACGCCGCTTCGCCGCGATCCAGTTTCAGATTCACCGCGTGTTGAATGGCGGACAGCTCGTCGGGATGATGGCGCTCCCGCCAGGCGACATCCGCGCCCTCATCCATCGCTTCGCGGTTGGCGCGATAGAACTCCGTCGCATCGGTGATCCCGCGATCGGCCCGCATTCCCTCTCGCCACAGCTCGGCATACTTGGCCCATAGCCCCTCGTTCGTCGGGAACGAGTACACCATCTTCGTGCGCTCGCCCTGCCACTGCGGGTGTTTGTCGCGGTCGAGGATGCGGTCGGCCAGGTCGGCGGGTCGCACAACGGTCAGCGTCATCAACCCGGCGATCTTGCGCCCGGGTCCGCCCAGGCCGAGGATCGCGCCGGCCAGAATGCGTTCGCGCGTCGCGCACTGCGATGGCGATCGCGCCGACTCGTCCGTCTGCGGATCGTCGATCAGCACCAGCGAAGGCCGCACCGAAGTGCCGTCCACGCGCTTGTGCTTCATGCCACGAATGCGCCCGGTGATGCCGGCCACGCGGATGATCGAACCGGACGCCTTGGAGTCGGGGATCGTCGGCAGCACAATCTCCCGCGCCGTCCAGCCGATGTGCGTCTGCCTGCCTTGATAGAGCTGTCCACCGGCCCGCTGATGGATGCCCTCCAGCGATTGAATTGGAAAGACGACCTCGGGGAAATCCTCAAGCAGTAGCTCGTTGTTCTCCAACTCGGCCTTGATCGATTCCAGCATGTTGGCGGCGTGCTCTTCGTCGCTACCGATCAGCGCGACGAACTCGCGATGCCCATA